TGCAGTGGACTAAGGGAGGTGGAAGAGAACTCCCCGGTCTAGTTAAACGTAGAAAAGCTGAGAAAGCCTTGTTTCTATCAGATACAGATTAAGTATACAATTGTAAGTTTTAAGTTTACAATTACAACAAGAAAGCCCCTTAGGAGTGATCCTTTGGGGCTTTTTAGTTTCTAGTCCATTATGAATGCTACTGTAATGAATCCAATGTGTAGATAGACAACAGGTACAGGCTCGTCGTGCATATTCTCCTCTTCGTCCATGATGTACAGTTGATCAGCTTCTAAGCCAAACACCAGACCAGCTTTAGTTTCAAACTCAATAGTCATGTTGGTTCTCCTTCAACAACTGTGTATGGTACTGTACGAACTGTAGGAAATTTACTCATGAAGTCTTCCCTTGTGATGTCTCTACCAATGTTAATCTCTTTAAAAGGCTTACCCTCTTGTTTGAGAGTAGCCTTCAAAGATACACAAGCTGGACAATTGTCTTTTGTGTAAACTGTAATCATCAAATTTCACAGCCTCCAGCGGCACATGATAGGGTCTGAGCACCTTCAACATTGTCTGTACGTTCAATGAACTTATCCCAGTCAATACCTAAAGGCATCTTAGACACCATGTCGTGATACTCAAACTCATTGATGGACTCATAAGGAGCTTGTCGATATGTTCCTCCATCCATAGGCAAGAAGCTCACACCTGTAATCTCATCAAAGTTATTCCATACCCATGCCCCAACTTCAGGCCACTCATTCTCGTTCACTGAGATAGTCACTGAAGGCTTATGCTCACAGTAATGACGCTGGAACAACAACCACAGTTTCAAGTGTTTCAAAGCATTCAAGTCTTCACGCAGTACAGCACCTTTCTCAACTCGCATTGGGAAGCTAAACACTGTAGTACTATCAGGCTTCATAACACAAGGCTCAGCTGGGAATCCTTGAGACTTCAGGAAATCAGTGAGTGGATCTTTATTATCAGACCGGACACGACGAATAAAGTACTGACTGTGCTGAGGATGGATGCCACTAGCAGTGCCAGTAAGCTGAGATACAGTGCCCTCTGGCTTAATTGCAGTAATGGCAACACTCCGGTTAATCCCGATAGCGTCAGCCAACTCAGCATTAGTATCAATAGCCACATTCTTCAATCCTTCCAAGATAGCAGGTAGTTCAGCATTATCAGGATCATTCAACAAGACATTATCCAAGATACCTGTCATCGACACACCCAACAAACGCTCCTCTTCAGTGTTTGTCTGCCACACCTTACGCAGGTACGGGAAGTGAGTCATTGTCGATTGAAAAGTCCCAAGAATAGTTGCCAAGCGCACTTTATTCCGTAGAGTATCCACACTATCGCTGCTCCGCACAATAACAGAAGACAGATTACAAAATTGATAAGGTCTAAGGATAATCTCACTGCAAGGGTTCGTACCCCACTCTTTACCCAGTTCCCTACGTCCATTCTTAGCTGCTTGAAGTTCACTTGCATAACGATTAAAGATACCTCGCTCTCCTGAGTGTGATTCATAAATGCTTGACCACTCACGCATGAACTTACCTACATCAGGTTTAACTTCGTAGATGGCACTGTTGTTAGCCAAGGCACGTTGACCATTACCGTCCCACCAGTTACCAGCTTTAGCGTGAGCCATACGATCATCGCTCAAGTCTGACAATGAGATCATAGCCGATCGACGCACTCCACCGACCACCACAACTTCGCCAACTTTGCAGAGGATGTCGTGAGCTTCCAAGCTTGTAAGTTTTCGTCCCGCAGCAAGCTTGAATTTACTAACAACATACTTGAACAAGTCGACAAGAGGCTCAGGGCCACTGGCACGTCCACCGAAGGTTTTGAGGCGTGTACCTGCAGGTCGTACAGCAGATACGTCCCACTTCGGAATCTCGCCAGCATATAGTAAGGCAATGACTTGTCGCAGTGACTTAGCCCAACCTTCTTTGGAGTCTTTAACACCAATAGTAGTGTTAGACTCAAACAGCTCAGTTGGGATCTCAGGTAACTTAGATACATACTTTTGCTCCACACTAAAGCCTACACCTGTACCACACAACAGAATATACATAGCTTCATCAAAGGCTTTAGGATCATCGATAGGCAGATATGAGCAGTTATAACCTGCAATGTTCTGACGCTCCAAAGCATCACCAGCTGTCATGATGCTGCGCATTGAAGGCATCACTTCCAAGTTAGTTACAGCATCCTGCAACTCTTTACGCATCTCAGGCGGGATGTCGTAGTTATGGTTAGTCTTCAATTGCTTAGTCATGAACTCAAAGTAGCGATTGACTGTTTCAGGCCAATGCTCTCGTCGTCCCTTATCATCCAAGTAGCGAGAGTAGCGGCTTTTGCCAATGTACTCTTGGTATGGTGTCATTACAGCTGTCATATTAATCTAGTTCCTTTGTTAAATATTCTTGTTTTTTCTCAATCACATCATCAAATCTTTCGACAAGATCATCACTCTGGATTCCTAGCAGTTCCAAGAGTGTGACCTCATCTAAACGTTTGAGAGCCTCTTTCAGTTCTTCAAATGTTATGTTTTTCACATTCGTCGCTCCGCTCACGTTTGTTGATCTCTCTGTCAATATACCACTTAGCCTTCTTAAGGTCTTCAATGGCATCTTTCTTCAAGTCACAACGCCAGATATATTTGATTGCATTACCTAAGTTAAAGCCCATGTGTTCTGTAACTTGGATACATTCAATACCTGATGGATGTTCAGTATAGTGCTTAGGTTTGTTAACTATATCATCCTCATCCCTAACATCCACCCATTCCTTGATAGCTTCACTCAGAGGCTTAGATGCTTCTTGATTGATGTAGATATTACGATCAACCCATCGATCATATTGAAAGCAATGATTACAAGGGTGTATAGTCTTGTCTAAGTTACCGTAGAAGCAAGTATTACATTTCTTAAAGTCCATATCGTTTCTCCAAGTATTCAATGCTTAAGAACATTTCATCGAAGTGTCCATCGTTAACTTCATTCATCATCAGTAAGCCACGCCAGTGTCTGTTACTTAACTGATCCATATAGCTTTCATCATGAAGGTAATAAGACCCAACGATGATAGCACATATAGGCTTGCCGTCAGCTCGTTTACCATAGGCGATCTGCTTTCCTTGTTGGTGTCCTGCAACACACGACATATGAAGCTTGTTAATAATAGCACTAGCAGCACCTGCTGGTCGTCCCATCGCACCCACAGGCCAGTAATGATTAAACCCAACACCGTTGATAAACACAGGGTGGAGAAAACCGTGAACCTCCCAGTCTTTCTCATACTCTAAGTCCTTAGTTGAGATCAAACCCTCTAGAGTTGGGTTGTTATTAACAGCTCTATCGATACGGTTCTCATGGTTCCCTAGAGTCAATACCATACGAGGTTTGTATACCTTGTGTTTGGATTCCTTCTGAGCCTTCTGAGCTTCCCTCAATGGAGCCAGTAACAACTTCATGGCCTCTTTAGCAGCTTCAATGTCTTTCTTGTAGCGTAAACCTTCAAAGTACTTACTCCCTTTAATGTCGTGGCTACTAAGGCTTGGCATATCTGCAAAGTCACCTAGATTAACAACTACATCAGGCTTGTAATCGACAATGGCTTTACCAGCCCATGTCAGATGCTCTAAAGGTACACCTTCTTTAACTTGGCAGTCAGGTATCACTAAGATTTTCATGTTTACCCTTTAATGTGGTATTAATCCGTCCTAATTGTTTAATAACTAGAAGTGAACATGATGCAGTTAAGATGTAAGGTTCTTTATTTATTGCTGCGACAATAATAGTAAAAAACAATACAAGCATATAAACTGTTTCGATAATATCTTTATATTTATTCAATGTCATTTCCTTCAACTGTTAATCGTTCACCTTCACGTAGTCCAGCTTTGATGGCTTCTAGAATACCGAAGGTGAGGAGTGATTGAGCTTCACTAGCAGTTAAGTCAAACTGATATGTAGCATCACCATTCTCATGCTCTTTAATCAAGTTTACGTTCATGCTCAGCTTCCTTCAAGAACTCTTCAGCATCAGCGATGTACATGAAGTATCGTAAGACAACAGCGATAGCCTCATTAACTTTCTTGTTCTCAGCGATGTCTTCAGGATGGCTGCTAAACCCACCATTGATAGTGTTGAGATAAGTCTCTTTAAGCTTCTCAACGATAATAACATCTGTAAAGTCTTCCCAAGCCCACTTAAGTTCCTGAGACTTTTCCATTGCTTTAATAAGATTACTTAACATAGATCTGTTTTCCTTTACCTTTTTCATTGGGCGTAACGCCCTCGGTTAACCAAGCTGTAGGAATATCTTTATCAGCAAATTTAAACCCAAACTTGTCACACCACATACCATATGTTGTCTGACTTAGCTTTGAAAGCTTAGCTTTAGAGTTACTAAAGACAAATCTAATATCTAACTCAGGGTACTGCTCTTGAATCATTAGATGCTTTTGTCTGTCTGCTGTAATGAACCTACCTTTACTCTCAATAATAATACCGTTGTTCAGAAGTACAAAGTCAGGCGTGTATTTCCTCGCTTTAGCTGGTTGAATATAGTCTATAACTAGCTTCTCATACTCAAATGGAATTCCTAGATTAGTTAAATTCTCAGCTATCTTGTCTTCTAAACCTGACCTGAATCCATGCTTCAAAGCTACTTGACGTACAGATAGAGGTTTCTTGCGCTTAGATTTCATGTGACTCCTTAGTGATCTGATACTGATGGAGGAATGCTCCAAAGGTATCTACAAACTCCTCATCATGGTTTAACTTACCCATTGTGAATAGAATGGCATGAACTAACTCATGGTAGAAGGTCTGCTCAGTGGTTTGCTTATTCATGTCCATACGTATGTGGATAACTTGTCTTTCGGGATCACACTTACCCATCTCTTCCATGTGAAATAAGTAGTTTACGTGCCACTTAGATCCTGCTAGGTTGAAGGTGGTTGCCACATCTGGTTTGGTTCCCTTCTTAGCCACAATAGTTTCCCATTCTCCAGTACCCTTTCAGAGTTTCCGTCATAAGCCTTGAGGCAAGCATCATATAGTTCCCTTTCAGTTGTACAATCTTTCAAGATCTTATCAGCCTTTACAGGGCCAATACCTCTGATTCCCTCTATGTTATCAACTCTGTCACCTGTCAATATCTGTTTGTAGAAACTGTACAAGCCTTCAAACTCAGTAACATAGTATTCTTCATCCTTTACAGGATTGTAGTGCCATCCCGGTAACTGATCAAGATCCTTATCTACGTGCACAATCCAGTAGTTACCTTCAGTGGATGCTATGCCTACAGCATCATCAGCCTCTTCACCTTCTGACATCTTAGCACCGAGCTTTAGTAGATGGTTTCTGAGAGCATCATAATGCTTAGGCTTAGGAGCATCCTTACGGTTGCCCTTGTAAGGAACTGTGGTAGCTACTTCGAATCTAAAGTTAGTTTTACCTGTAATCCAAGCTCTGTAGTCATCACACTTCAAGCGCATATAGATTATGTCGGTAAACCACTCTGTGAGTCGATTTAGTGCCCACCGTTCCTCTTCATCCTCATTGGAGAAGCCAACTTTGTATACTAGCTAAAGGAAATCAGCATCTACAATAGCTTCTAGCGGTCGATCTAATTTCATTTTTTACCTCCTTCAAAGTGCCTAATACGATGACAATTTGCACAGAGAAGAACACACTTTGATAGTTCTTTCTCTACGAATTCAAAATCTTTTCTACGAAGAATGTTTCCAAGATTGAATTCTTTTTCACTGGGATCTAAATGATGAAAATCATAAACAGAAGTAGGAAATACACCTTTACAATCAACACATTCACCACCTAAATAGTCAATGGCTTTTTGTTTCTTTTCAAGGCCGTGTTTTGCTACTTTATTGTTTCTTTTATTTAACCATTCAGGACTTGTTTTGGCTTTGTTGTAGTATGCTCTTGCTTTTTCATTAGCGCATTTCTTACACACACCACCTTTAGATGAAAATGACTCAATAGATAATATGGTTGTACATTGAGAACAATATTTAAATCCTTGTGGAACTTCTTTTCCGTCCACTAGGAACACATACTCAAGTATCTTACCTTTACTATCTCTTTTAGTTACTTTCCGCTCTGTTTTCATATTATCTCCAATAAATATAAAATATATTAGTATTCTACACTATTGGAGATAATTTGTCAAGTTTTTTTAACTTATTTTAGAGGATGTCATCCGCTGTCTCTTCTTCAGCGACACCTTCAGGGATATAGAGCTTCAACTCAGTGATCACCAGCTTCTTGATAGACGGTGCAGCACCAAACTTAGCTGACATCTTGTGGCGGTATGAAGATACCAGTGCAAAGCACTTAGTACCATTACCAATATGAGATACGTCCACAGGATTGCCCTCTTCATCGACAGGCTCAAACAAGAACTTAGACTTACCAACAATGTACTTACCCATTGTGTCTTTCTCTTTGATCTTGATGCCCAACTCTTCAAGCTTAGCTGCAGCAGCATCGCTCAGTTGTCCCAATGTGCACTCATACTTATCGTTATCGTCATTGAACTTCTTGTTGTAGTCTTTCATCCAACCAGCCCAGAACAGTTCACCAGCAACTTTAACGGGTTTCATGCTATCAATACTCATTTCATTTTCCTTTAAGTTAATGCAGTTCATTATTAGGAGGAACTGCGACCCCTCCAGCTAGATCTTCCAAGTAACACAATGCCGATAAAAGCACTGTATATACCTCTTCAAGATCTAGATCCTCTCCTATCTTAATCTTGAAAGTGTCACCTTCAACATTAAATAGTATTTGATTCTTTTGTATGTTAGTGACAGTCATACCAAGTCTTCCCTTGTTTGAATTCAGCTCCTACAGGGCATCTAAACTTTAGAATCTCACCTGCATCTGCTGCTGCTTTAACTACAATCTCACCTACTATTGTACCATACTTTTCAGGAACTTCAATTTGGACTTCGTCGTGAACCCACGCTACGAGCTTAAAGGGTATCTTCTTAGCAGTGAGTTCCTTGTGAAAGCACACAATCCATTGCTTAGCAATAATCGCTCCTGCCGACTGCAAGAGTGTATTAAGTGCACTATGCTCAGATCTAATCTGTAACTTCCGTCCATCAAGACCCGGTATCCAGCCTTTTGCAGCGAAATTAGATACTTTCTTCTTAAGCTTAGCGTATGCTGGGACGTTACGTTGAAAATTATCAATAATCTTTTTCCCTTGCTTTTCTGAACCACCAATAATTGTACCAACTTTACCCGGTGAAGCACCGTAGAGTGTGGCATAGAGGACAGTCTTGGCAAGATCCCTCGTAGCGACTCCAAATGCATTCTGATTTCTCGTGTGGACATCTCCATTTACAACCTCATTTGAATATTCAGGATCATTAAGATAGTGAGCAAAGCAACGCAACTCAATACCAGACAAATCTGTGCCAACAAGTACATTCCCTTCCTCAACAGTCCAGCAACTTCTACATTCTTTTCCATATACAGACCTTGTAGCAGGTATCTGAGCCATATTAGGAGTGCTATGCGTAGCTCTACCCGACACAGCTCCATTCGTGATCACTTTACCATGAACTCTACCGTCCTTACCTACAGCCTCTAACCAGCTTTCAATCTGAGCTACACGTTTCTGTAGCATTAGGTATTCAGCGATCATCTGAGCCTCAGGAATCTTAACCTTAGCCAGTACTGACTCATCGACAATAGGCTGTCCCTTCTCAGTAAAGTCCTTAGGCTTCCATCCCAACTCCATCAGCTTTTCTCCGATCTGCTTTCTACTTCCGGGATTGAAAGTATCAACGGAGTCTTTGATAGGCTTTCCACTTGTCTTGTGGAACCTTGGAGTGATGACTGGAGGCCACCTCTCTTGCATCTGCTCATATATTCCTGCCATCTTTCCTTTGATGTCAGCAAGTAAGCAGGTTGCGAAGGGTAAGTCAAGTTTGAAGCCATTACGTTCCTGTTCAGCTATGATAGCAGCTACCTTATGCTCAAGATCAAGGCTTTCTTGTGAAAAGTCTTTCTTAGCGAATTCATCAGTAAGATGCTTGTAAAGATTGCAAGTGACCTCAACGTCCCTAATGCAATAATGCTCAAGAAGAGCCATGTGAGGAACATCGAAGCACTCACCTTTGTACTCCTCTCGTCTTTCCATTAACCATTCCCATACACCTTTATAGTTCACCTTCTTTACTGTCAGTCTCTCGCCCCAAGCGTCTAAGCTGTGCCCGTTCTCTATTGAGGGATTTAACAACCTTGAGGCTATCAACGTATCGTACACTTGGCTCAAACGAATCTTCGTATTCCATAGCCGATTGAGTATCGGGAAATCGAAGCTTATTCCGTTCTGAGCGATTATCAACGTAGTGTCCTTTAAATACTCCACGAGGTTGTTTGCTGCTTTCCATACGTTAACTTCTCCAGTGTCAATATCCTTAGTGACTACCATCCAGATCGTGTTGTGATCTAATGTTGTCTCGATGTCTAGAACGATACGCTTCATACTCTGCCTTTAGATCTTCATAGTGATGGATAAGTAACTGGTACTTGTCTTGCAACTCATAGTACTTACTTTCCAAGTCAATCATTCTACCAGCTATCTTATCTAAGTCAAGCATCATGCTTCCCCTTCAGATCCGTAGGATCGATAATGCCGTGTGCGGCTTCGATGGCTCGGGCAAAGTCCCACTGTGCGTGCATTGGTCGATCTGTATGGTTCATGTAAATACTTGCAATCTCCTCATCCGTCAGCGGCTTGCGCGGTGGTGGGGTGGTGTAGAGAGGAATAGATTTCGGCATATTCTTTGGCTGTTCATTTCCTCGCACAACATAAGGAACGTCACCATCTTCTCCAGCTTCTAAGTCATAAAGATCATCAATATTGACCCACGCCACAGGCTCATCCTTTGCTTCTAGTGGCTCATAGTCCAAGCCCAACTCTCTAGCGTTCTCGGCTTTTCTTTCTAATGCTTCGTTTGCTAGTGCGGATTTAATGGCTTGAATTGTCTCGATGGTTGCGCCTGTAATTTTCTCTGTATCGAATAGTCGATTGATTTCCACCAATGCAAGGCGTAATGCTTCGTCTTTTGTCATGTGTTCTTCTCCTTGAGTTTGTGCTCAATGTTTCTGATAATGTCACGCAATCCCTGACTATCTCCTACTTCCTGAGTAATCTCATCCTCCGACAGACTTACCCATGTGCGCTGTTTTTTTACAGTAGTCAACATCATTGCCTCAATCTCAGCCTGCAACTTTAGGCTTGCTGGGACAGCTTCTATACTTGATGGGATTGCATCCATGGCAGATGTTGCTGCCCACTGTTCGGTTGGCTGTTGCTCATCCTTCGCTTCTCCGTCACTTCGTGACAATAGTGCGGCTTTAATGGCGGTGATTGCCTTTTGCTCTCGTGTGTATTGCTGTGACGCATTCCAAGAAGCCGTATTTTTTAACACATCCAACGCAAATTTAAGAGTTTCGTCTTTATTCATACCGGCACTCCTCCTTAATATTTTTTAGCTTTCTGTGTGATTGGTATTGCGAGGCAATTTGGCACTCCTTAACTACCTCATCCCAGTCGTTGTATTTTGTGGCTAGAGGGCCAGCAGGCAAGGCTTTTAAACATTGCTGAAAAAGTGTTGCTCTTAAACACTGGTCCATTGATGCTTTTTCGCTTTTATCAATTTCCGTTGCTGAAATAGTCGTCACACCATTTGCGTCTGTGTGTTTATTGCACCCAGTTAAAAACAACAAACTTAAAACTAATGCAAGAAATAGCGCAGTATCTTTATCCATTGTTATCTCCTGTTATTCCGTGTGTGGCCTCTACATTGCGTGCAATGTCGTGCAGTGTTTGTGCGGATACACGCAACCATCCGTCTTGCTCTGAAAAAATTGCTTCATCTGGAAAGCAGTCCTCTACTTGCTCAAACGATAGCGGCTTGCGCTGTGGTGGGGTGGTGTAGAGAGGAATAGTTGGTGTATTTCCAAATTCAGATTTCTTAAATCCAACGTCATGCGCATTCATCCACGCCACAGGCTCATCCTTCGCTTCTAGTGCGGCTTTAATGGCGGTGAGGGCTTCGTAAATGAGTTTTGTGGGCGCGTTTTTATTCGATAGCGCACGTTGCGCCAGCTTCAATGCTTCAGTTTGCATCATGTGTTCTTCTCCTTGAGTTTGGCTTCGACCTTGCGGAAGTCAGCCAGATACACGCTATCTAAGGTATCTCCTACCGCTTCTGCAATCTCCTCATCTGTCAGCCCTACCCATGTGCGTTGTGGTGGGGTGTTCTTGCATTGATTGCCCAATTGACAACGCACTGACCAACATCCTTGTGGGTCTTTGTCACACACAGGCTCACCCTTCGCTTCTATCGCTTTAATAGCGCCGTCCATAAAGCCACTTGAATAGCCAGATTCATACGCCTGCTCCGCAATTGCTTTTGCCACAGACTCATCCTTCGCTTCTTGATGTGCTGGGGTAATGTAGACATCGGTGTAATAAAGGTTCTGCGTGACAACCTTTCCGTCTTCAAACCAAGTCTTTGTCCCGACTACAGGCTCATCCTTTACGACACTCCGTGTCTGCGCTTCTCCACTAAGTGCGGCTTTAATGGCGGTGATGGCTTTGCGCTCTAATGGATAATTTTCAGAGCCGCACCTCTCCAACGCCTCCAATGCAAGACGTAACGTTTGTTCCAAACTCAATGCTTCTTCAGTACTTCGTACTTGATCTTTATCAGTCATACCTTACCTCTATAAGTTAATTCAGGACAGTAGTACATAGGAGCTTCTTTCCAGTTAGGACGGTAGGTACTTTTAATAACTACTCCAACTTCTGTGGACTTAGTTTTCTTCTTAGCCCTATAAGCTCGTTTGTGTGCAGCTTTCTTGTCCTTGTTAATCAAAGCCCACAGACGATTCTTCTTTCGTCTATCCTCAGCTCTCCATGCAATTAGATCTGGGTGAACACCCCTGTCAATCATTTCTTGCATCCACTTAGGTGCAGGTTTAAAATCACTCACTTTTTTATCCTTAAATAGTATGTTGAATCCAATTGCCAGTCTCTCGTGACTTTACAAGAATAAAGGATGGAGCCCATCCAAGACTGTGCTTGATAGTCTGACTCTGTCCTGTTCCTGTGTACAAGTAACTGCCAAAAAGTTTATCAGCACCAGTAATAATCTCCTGTGATGGAACACTGATCTGACGCACAGGCATCAGAACATCAGACCTGATAAATATAGGCGCAGTAGCTGCAGCTAATATACCACCTAAGAAGCCACGCCTTGTTGTCATTTAGATGCCTCCAAATACAATCCTACATTACCTAAAGCATAGCCTACAAAGGCAATGCCTAAGCCCATGTTACCTTTGATAATCAAGTCTACAGCTACCACAGCGTAGACAACCCCTACTACAGCAATTAGCCAAGCACTCATTTGTTATCTCCCCTTGCTCGGATAACGGCTGCACATACCATTGAGCCTTCCCAATCGTTTGTCTTGGCCTCTTCACATGCATTTGCACACGCTTCACGCTCTTCCACTTGCGCTTGTTGAGCAACTAGCTTGACAAAGGGTTCAAGCAGTTCAATATTACGACAACGGGTCAAAACATCAATATTCATTCCTGCTTGTCTAGCCATCTCAATGATTTCATCTTGTGTCATCTTTAGTATCCTCTTTCTTATCAGACTCTTTGTCAAACTTAAAGTCACGTGCCTTATCTTCTTTGTCTCGTCCAAAGATCATATCCCACCGAGCTTCATACTCAGCCTGAGCTACACTGAAGGGACGAGGTGAGCTACCTTTACCACCATCACTCTTACTCATGTGTTCTTCTCCTTGAGACTTCCATCCCACCATTCTTCATCCGCTTTGTCACCCCATCCACCATCGCCATTACGCCAGCCTATTTCAAGGTTTAGCCAACCAATTCCAATCCAAAATTCATCGTCTAAACCCAATGCAAGCACAGGCCATACAAAATAGTGCGGTTGGTTTGTTTCAAAGTAAATCATGTGCTTCCTTTAAAAGTTTCCTAGCGTCACAAGCTGGGCAACCATCTGTGCAGTGTTTGCACTTCCCATCTTGCTCTGTCTGTTCCAAGGCTTCTTTAATGGCGGTGATGGCGTTTTCATGGGCAATCTGTGCTGACAACCCATAAAGTTGAGGCTTGCTTTGTTTCAACGCCTCCAATGCAAGGCGTAATGCTTCTTCAGTACTTCGTACTTGGTCTTTGGTCATGCTCATAACGTTTCCTCCTGCATCTCCATCATACGTCCAGTTTCCATGTCATACTTAAGTACACAAGCTGGGCCTGTATAGCCATTGTAACGATTCTTAGCTACAGCTATCTTAGTCATGTGACGTTCATTCTCATCCTCAGCCATACTGTTACGCTCCAATGTGATCACAGCGTCTGACAGCTGAGCAATAGAGCCTGAGCCTCGCAGCTGAGACAACGATACAGCCTGTCCATCCTCATGTCCTGCATTACCTTGAGGTCTACGAAGGTGACTTACACAGATCAATGTAATCTCTAACTCTTGCACCAGTGTACGAAGCTTCGTCATCATATTATCAATAGCCTTACGCTCATCACCGTTATCCAAACCAGACACAACAATAGAGATGTGGTCGAGAAAAACAATACGACAATCACACGCCTTAGCCATATATCGGATTCTGTTTGAAATGTTGTCAACATCACTAGAGCCGAAATGGTCAAACAAATACACACGATTAGTCCCAAGAGTAGCATCGAAAGCATCTTTAAGCTCCTGTTCTGTTGTTGGTGTATCAGGTAAGTGCAACAGCTTATTAGCGTGCAAAGACATGATACTTCTAGCTGTCTTACGAGTTGACTCTTCGAGGAATAACCCTCCAATGTTCCACTTCGTAGTGTTCAGAATGTTAAACAAGATCTCACGTAAGAATTGACTCTTACCGAGGCCTGAGCCTGCTGTGACTGTGACTAACTCCGAAGGTCTCATACCATAGAGAAGCTTATTCAATCCCTTCCAAGGATACATAGCCTCAGCCTTAGCTTCAGGTTTAATCACTTCCTCCCACAGTGAGGCTGCATTGATAATTCCATCTGGGATGTAAACCTCAGCTCTCCACCACTCATTCACGAACTCTTTAGTAGCCCCTGCAATGAGGTAATCACAAGCATCTTTGTAGCCACTCAAATGCTTAACAATCTTAGCCTTCTGTCCGAACAGTTCAGCTACTTCCTTAGAAGCTTTCTTACCCGGCTCATCAGCATCGAAGCAGATAACAATGTTCTCAAAGCTATTGAGCCATTCATACTGGGCTTTACAGTCCTTCAGAGCTGCTTGTGCTCCATTACGTATTGATACACTAGGCCACTGGCTACCTGTGAGTTGATACCCTGCAAGCGCATCAAGTTCTCCCTCATAAACCGTGACGTATTTTCCCCCAGCATGGAATAACTGTTGTCCAAATAATGTAGCTTCTTTAAAAGTTCCTTGGATACTAAAAGACTTGTCGGAGACTGTCCTGACTTTGAAAGCAACTCTATTGCCTTCTCCATCTGTGTAAGGGTAATAGTGTCGTTCTGCATCTTGAGTAACTCCGTACTTCTCACAGGTTTGTAGGTTAATACCTCTGTCAGGTATTGATTTAATTTGCCCTTTGATGTCTAACATCTGAGTCTTCCTCCGTGGCTCCGCCACTCTAGGTTGTACTGCATCTTGCTTGACTGTGAAGTCATCATATTCATTCTCATGATGTGTTTCATGGCAGTTAAAGCAATAGGTGTGATTGTCATCGTATAAAGCACCTGCATCTGAGCTACCACAGTACTCACAGGGTATGTGCTTAATAAACTTTGACTCACTTGGTTTACGTACTATGCTAAGCATCTTTTAATGCCTCCTCCGTGCCAAGGGCACTTCTAAGCCCTTCAATGGTGCTCAGAGCCTTTTTATCAGGGTATCCATAGTAGATGTCCCCTCGGAGCTGAAAAGCCGTGAAATCCTCCAGCATTGATAGTGTCTCAGCCAAAGTCTTTAAAGTTGAACCACCTTCCAATGGAGCTGATGGGAAAGGCCAGTTATCAGGGTTTTTAACGTTAGTCATTTCGAGAGTACCAGTTTAATCATAGTTACGATGAAGACAAACAAAGCCATCATCATAATGGTGCATCTTCAACAGGTGAGACACATCCATCATTTAAGCGTTTAATCACGACATCAGCTACATCAGCCATAACCCTGTCACGACCATTGTTCAAGATTAAGTCAGCCATACTGTCAATGACAGACCAATACCAGCATTCATACTTAACGACATCCATGTCAATGTCATCATCCATCAGTTCAATAGACATAAATTATCCTTTGTGGGTTAGTGTCTAAAATTTAAGAGTCCTACCTACTTTAAAGTAACTATATAAGTATATTTATATATAAGTACTTTAATAGTGTATTTAACTTTAAAGACTTCTATGAAACATCATAGGTACTTTAAAGTATCTATATAGGTTAGGGTAGCATACTTTGTCGATCTTGTCAATAGTCCTTTCCGTCTAAGTTGTCACCAAAGTTACACTCATTGTCTTCATCTTCAACACTATCGTCAATATCATCCTCTGAGATCAAGTCTCTACGATCCTTTGTAGGTAGGTTAGCGTCCATCTGTACAGTTTTAAAGCACTGTTGACATAGGTCTATAAACATGCCTGTTACAGCGTGTTTACGTGTAGCTTCAAAGTCTGTCAGTACTCTATCGCAACATAAGCATTTAATTTTAGGTTCCTCTTTTCTTTAAAGGGTTAACAGTAGCCCATGCTTGCATATGCACAGGCTTTCCAGTGACATCGTAGCACAGACTGTAAGCCCCGTCTATGTGCTTAAACCATAACAAACCAATGTGAGTCTTTATAGGTGTTTCTTTCGGCACATCGTACAAAGGCTTAGAGGGTTGTTCATCCCAGTCTTTTAAGTCAATTTCTGATAACATATTTAATCCTCAAAAAGTTTAAGCTGTACAGTTTCTTTATTCGCTCCAGTAGCCACTCGCCATTCACGTTCACGCCTACCACTCTCAGACAATACTTCTTTACCTGTAGGTTCGATTAAACCCATCTTTTGAAGCTCTGGAAGCCTTCGAGTGACTGTACTTCCATCCTTGAACACACAAAGCTTTTTAATCTGATCCTTACCCATTGGCCCGTACTTATGCAAACACCAGTAGATTATCTCAGCGTGTACATAAGCTGAGTTCTTAACAGATTCCCCAGCCTTTTTGCTTGTCTCAGGATCACCCATCCTTGCCCTGTTAAAAGCCTCTCGATTGTAGCTATTTTTAAGTGACATAGCACCTCCGCTATTAAATGTTGAAGAAGTCGTCTAAAATAGGCCTTTAAAGCCTTTCTAAGCACGTTCTAGATCGTAGTCAATGGTGGCTTGTTCTTGTTGTTCAGCTTTATAGGCTTTTGAGGCTTGAAATTGTAAGTCTTCCCACTGGCTAACAGAAATAACTTCTATCACATCAAAGCCTTTAAAAGTTACTGAATCCAAGCTTCTACAATCACCGTCTTCATCAATCTGACATTGAACGTCAACGATAGCGCATGAGTCTTCTAATTCACCTACAAAGTGAAAGGTTATTGTTTCCATATTATTTCCTAACTATAACAAGTTTATAAAGGTTAGCAGGTTGACCCTCTAGATTATTGTTATCTTGAAGCCACTCCTGAGCGAATGATAGCTTATTAAAGGTTGCAACTACAATGCCTGAGGATATAGACACAATCTTATACATCTAGAGTCCCCTTTGAAGGGTTTAGACGCTGTACAGATTGACTTAAAAGCCACTTGTCACCCAATAGACGTACAGATCTGATCCACTTGCGACGATAATCACGCCTTACGTGCTCAGGTACATCGTAGGTCTTGAATAGCTCACGTGAGTGTTTGAGTAGTTTAGTATTCACTTTGATAGTTCCTCAATTGAAAGTTGTTTACATCTAACATTTGCCGCCTTTTTAGCCTCTTTGCGAGTGCTGAAGGTGGCTTTTAAGTTTAAGACTAGGACACCATCCACCCTCTTTGTGATGATGCCGTAGGTTTTACCCTCTTTACACTTAGTGTATGAGTGCCAGACAATGTTATCTTTAAAGATGTGCATATCAGTCCTGCTCTTCAAGATCTTTCAATTCATCATAGAAGTGACCTGCGATCTCTCTAAAGTTGATCTGCTGAAAAGCCGCTGAGATCAGGTCAGTAACAAAACCATTTTGGCCGTGCTCTTGATTCAAATTAACCCATTCTTGCATAATATCTTTAATGTGATCGCCTAATCTCCAGTCAACGTCTGACTTGTCCTCCCATGATCCCATCATACCGAGACAGACGTTAGAGATCTCCTCGACGGCATATCCATCATTGTCTAACCACAGATTCGCTAACCATGTTTCGTAGTTAGTCCAGCCATTGTATGTAGTATCGGTCATCATGTTTCCTTAGTAGGTACGCCGTAGCGTGTATCCCTGCAACATTGCAGGCCATAGCATACTAACAGTACGCTACAGTCTGCAGTGTCACTTAGGCGACTAAGATATCGAAGTATGCTAGAGCACCACAGGTCAGTGCAAGACCTAACAACACTGCTGACAAGATGTCGTATAATGTTTCTTTGCTCATGGTGTTATACTCCAGCGTGTACATATAGTTGATGATGTGCTTCTACTTCATCGTCATATTCAGCGATGTATTGAAACTCATAATTATCTATTTTCTTAGCCAGTGCCCAGCCTTTACGAACACTGTCAGAGGAATAATACTCAACCTCTGAAAGTACATAGTTGCCTTCTCTGCTGACAATATGTCCGTATCCAATTTCATTGATAGCCATGATGTAGTCCCTTTGTTTAGACACTAGCACTATTGCTCTTGTCTTACCCTCCATTATCCAGCCCTACCTTACACGAACCTTACAACTCATAGTTTATCCATACTTTTTCTCACAATCTTTAAGAGTTTTTCTCATAGTTCCTAAAACCTCTTTAAACGGCTTTAGAGCGATTATTTAAGTTTTAGTACCTTACCCCTTGGCAAAAGTTACTAACACCATAAGTGATACTTATCCACAGTTTCAACTCTTATATAAGACTTAACCTGTTGATAACTGTATACCCTAGGTAGTATCTTATCCACAGCCTGTGTATAACTTGTGTATAACTTTATAGATACCCTACCTATTATCAAGGATACCCTACCGAGTATTTCTAAGGGTAAACCCTGAGTGTCTCTGTAGCCACCTACACAGACCTACACACCTAGTATCTTTACAGACTCCACAGTCTATAATGTGACTACTCAGTCACTATATTAGTAAGTGTACTTATCATATGTGTACTTATTAGTTTGACTTGTGAGTGAGTACTTACTTCAAAGTGACTGGGGGGAGGGTCATGGCTTATTAGTTTACTTTTGCGGGAGCCTCTGAAGTACACAAAAAAGGATAAATAGGACTAAACAGACATCAAAGATAACTGTATGATAAATATAATAAAAGTAATACTATAGAGTACTTTACAGACACCCTGAG